CGTCTGTCCAAGCCATTTTTCTTTTCCTTGTTAATTTATATTTTGTTTTGTATTCGGCAAGAGTATAAGTATTACGGTAGCCAGGAGCCCAACCTGTGGCTTCTAGCATTTGTGTATAAAACCTATCGCTCATTGCTTATTTCCTTATTATAAATATATTATACTAAAGATTTAAGCAAGAGTCAAGAACTAAATTTTATAAGCTATATCCGAATGTGAGAATATCTTCCTTATACAGGTCAGCAACATTAGTACGAGTCTTTAGTGTATACCAATTGTTCCACATGGGTGCTATAAATAGCTTCTCCAAAATGGAAGTATCTTTTACAGGTAATTCTAATTCCTCTAATTCATGTTTCCAATCTTCTAATCGGATTAAGACATCCATATCTTTATACATCTCTTTTTGTGATTGCATTGGGTTAGCTTGAAGCCATTCATCAAAACCAATATAGTTCAAACTGTTCTGATATTCAGTCACAGCTCTTTCATAGGGGTTTCTAACTACTCCAATCTTAGTTTTATTTGATACCAGATATAAACTCTGACTCATAACTTAATTCCCTCGCTAATGCTTTGCAATCTTCAATTGTATGTTTCTTCCTAGTTGGAGATAGCTCCATGCCATCCAACTCATCCAACTTATCAAGTAAAGCTTTTAATTTAATGGCACAGTCGATTCTGTTGTGTGTCATTTGAAGTTCCTTTTCAAAGATTCTAATTTATCTTCAAGTTCTGCTAATTTACCTATTTCTTGGTCTAAAGTTTCCATGATATCTCCATGCTCTGCTAGTCCAACATGTGAACCTAATAACACTTCTATATTCATTTTGTGTGCTTCTATGCAACCTTCATATAGTTTTTCTATTGCAGTAACTATTCTTCCTCTATAATTGCTCATCCTAATAATCCTAATACAAAGTTCCTAATGAACCTTTCTCTGTGTTTCCCGACATCTAAGGCGGCAAACATTAATAACGGAGTCAAAGGTAATGCCATTACTGACACTGACACTATGACTAATTCTTTATGCCTAAGGACAGGATTGGTCTTGTCTGTTAATACAGCTATTCTAAATGCTGGGAATACCAACTTCCAAATAACTATCGCCCAGCCAGATAACCAAAAGGCTATTAATATATCCATGCTGTTTCCTTATGCTCATTTTATTGAGTGCTTTACAAATATTGTTGTAAATGTTTTAAACTTCCCATTTCGTACGATGCTAAACAGTATTGTTTACCAGCCCACGGTAGATGTGGAAAGTATGTATCTTTTAAGTCATCTTGTGTACATTCTACGGTACACACTAAGTAGACTCTAAAACCTCTTTCTTTTGCAAGTTCAGGTTTTAATTCTCTATCCACTATTGCAGGATAGTTTTGTCTGATTGCCCAAACTTTTTCTTTAGGCTCAAACTCCTCTGCTACACACTGATCTGGTAGTATAGCATTTCTTCTTCCTTCATAGTCAGTCATGGAGAGTTTCTGAGGCACTCCGAGTCTTTCTACAATTCCTTTAATAAACGCAGGACTTCTATATAGTGATTTCGCTATATCAGACATGTTAAATCCATCAAGATACATCTGTACTGTAGATTTTATTTCCTGTTTATTAGCACCTTTTCCTTTGTTCTGAGACTTTCGTCTCGCTCTAAAGTCCATGGTTTCTTTGTGTTCTGTTATTATTTTGTTAAGCCTAGTGGTATTATACGCTATGTTTAGTATACCACACGCTTCTTTTTTAGTTATAGGCTTCTCGCCCTCTAGCAAACTAATTACTTTACTTATATTCGCTTCCGATAAGTTCTCGTGCTTCTTTATTCTCATTTTCTACCCCCAGTAGAATTATTGCATAATGCAGAATCTTTAATAAGTCCTGCTCGTTTCTTCCATCTTTCTTTCCATAGCGTTGGGCATACTTTATAATGTTGCCTAGGCAGAAGCCTTCGCCATGACCAGCGTCAAAGATGAACTCCGTTGACTGGATTTTATTCATACTGTAGTGACTGTCATAAGTTTTTAGTATGTGATTTTTTAGCATGTTCAATGCCACTCTTTCGTTAAACTTATCGTTGTTGTATTCTGTCATCTTTAATGTACTCTCTGTATTTGTTTTCTATTTCTAATATTGCCATGAAAGTTTCTTGCTTTCTATGGGTCTTTGTCTCTAAAGTATCTGTAAACATAGGTTGAAACAAGTGAAGGTCTTTCTCAGACTGATGTGTTGTAGAGCTGATAGATACATATTCTTTTACATCTCTATACCAACTATAGTTTTTCCACTTATGTTTCTTGCCCCACAAGTACCAACAACTTTCATCACAATGATTATTATCTAGTAATGTGTACAACGCCCATGCTTTGTAAGCATCTGTCTGTATAGCTCTAGGAGAAAAAGTAAATATATAAGATATATTCCATATGGTATCAGTCTCTAATAAATCCTGTAGTTCCATACCTAGTTCTTCTTCTATATCCCAAGCATATGTATGTGGATGCAAAGTCTTAGACCTGCCTCTCTTGTGCATAAATGTATGTGATACGTTTGGTTTCTCTTGTCTAGAGAATGCCCATACGAAAGACTCAGGGTCATTATTTATCATATGTTTTATGATAGATAAAGGTCTTGTTAAACTACCTTTCTTTCCTAAAAAGAATAAGTCTGCATCTAAAAAAGTTGCTTGTTTATAATCTTTTAGTAAACGATGGCATGCAATGACTTGTTTATAACAAGCTGCAGTACCATTCACATATATTATATCATACTCAAACATCAAGTGTTTAAGTTCTTGTTTTGCTCTTGCCCAAATTTTTGCTTCTGCAAATACTATGATTTTACAGTCGGGCGCAACTAATCTTAAACTCATTATAGAGTATCTAAGATAAGTCAGATACATTTCATCCCCGTATAATGTATATACGAAGGCATGATTAACTGGTCTATCCCATAAAGTATTAGTTATAGGAATAGTTTTTAATTCTTCATAATGCTTTTCAGACCTAAGTATATGGTCATTTAATACGCTTTTCTCTAAGTCTCTAACCTTGTTTCCATCAGGACTTAACATTGTTCATATCCTTTTTCTACTCCTGATTTCTCAGCGTAAAAGAAGAATATTTGTATTAGTCTACCTGTTTCTTTATCATGTCCAAACCCTGCATTATAAGGGGCATGCCAGTAAGTTGCTGGATATACTACTATTCTGTTGTAGAGATTGTCTACATAAGTATGTAATTCCCACTCTTCTTTCTCTCTGTACTGCCACTCTCCTCTAAAACCTACTGTTTTGTTATAAGTGTACTCTGGAGTTACCCAGTTTGAGTTGTTCTTGTTAGACCTAAACAAAGCAGTCCCATGCCCTCTAGGAGCATTAGGAGATAAATAGCAAACAGCAGCAAACATTTGACTCTGTAGTTCTTTGCTTCGTTTCTTCTCATGATTACCTTTGTCCATATGAACCCAGTTATCATACTTTAAACCTTGTGAGTTAAACTCTTTACCTAAAGTAAAGGCTGCATTACTGTTGCTTGATGGAAATTGTACTATCTTTCTATTGATTAACTGTTCCATTCTATTTTTACAGTATAGTCTATTCTGTGTAGAAAAAGAACCTAAAGTTCTTTGACCTGCAAACATATTCTTATGACCCTTTTGTCCAGGGTATAAAAACATATCAAGTGCGTTCTTACGCACCTCATCTGGGTTTGGATAAAAATCGTCTTCAACTACTATCATTTTAGTAATTCATCAACTACATCTATTCCACCCTCTATTTTTGCGAGGTACTCTTTTTTATCAGCTAACTTTTTCTCTAGTATGCCAATCTCAGCACTAACCTTTTCATGTTGTACTTGTAAGTTTTGTTTTACTACTTCTGCTTTTCCCATAACTCTTGGAGGCTCCTCTGCCACTGCTATTAATTCTGACAAGTTCACGATGAGTGTCTCTTGCCTTGCATTCTTACGCCATTTAATAATTTATATTCTTCGCCATTGCTTTTTCTAACAACAATAGGTCGTCTAGTAAAGTATAAATTGTTTAATCTTTTCTTGATTGCTTCATGCATCTCTTCTTCTGTAATGCTGTCTGGAAATACCATTGACATGCCATTTACTTCTATTTTCATGTTGCTGTTATCCTTTTCT